CGTGCCAGCCGCAGGCCTCATAATCTTGCGTGATGGCGATCCGGGAGATCCGGCGGTGACGCTGTCACCGCTTTTATATCACTTCCAGCATCGCGCAGAGCTGGAGATTATCGTGCAGGGCACGGCCAGAGATGCGGCTTTTGCCACGCTCTGCGGCCAGATTGGCGCTGTGATCTCTGGCGACCACACGCTTGGTGGCCTCTGCGATTGGGTTGAGGCGGAAGCGCCGCGCCCGGTCGATCTGCCCGTCGAGGGGGCGGCGAGCCTGAAGGCGGCGGTGATCACCATCGTCCTGCATTACACCACCACCGGCCCTCTGGCCTGAAACCCCACCATAATGAGGAGACTACCATGGCACGAGCGCAAGGCGCGCGGGCGCAGATGGCGCTTGCCTTTGAGACGACCTATGGCACCGCCCCGACCACGGGGTTCAAGCTGATGCCCTTTGCCACCACCTCGCTGGGGGCTGAGCAGCCGCTGCTGGCCTCGGACCTTTTGGGCTATGGTCGCGATCCGCTGGCGCCAATCAAGGATGCGGTGACGGCGGACGGCGATGTCTCGGTGCCGATTGATATCGAGGCGTTCGGGTTTTGGCTCAAGGCCGCCTTTGGCGCGCCCGCCACCAGCGGCACCACGCCAAAAACCCATAGCTTCACCTCAGGGTCTTGGGCGCTGCCGAGCTTCTCGGTGGAAACCGGTATGCCGGAGGTGCCGCGCTATGCGATGTATTCGGGCTGCATGCTGGATCAACTGAGCTGGACCATGCAGCGCTCGGGGCTGTTGACGGCGACGGCCAAGATCATCGCGCAGGGCGAGACGATTGCCACCGCATCAGGTGCGGGTACGCCAACCGCAATCGCGCTGCAGCGCTTTGGCCACTTTAACGGCTCCATCAAACGCAATGGCACAGCCCTTGGCCATGTGGTCTCGGCAGAGATTAGCTATGCCAACAACCTTGAGCGGGTGGAGACCATCCGCGCTGATGGCAAGATCGACGGGGCGGATCCGGCGATGGCGGCTTTGACAGGCAAGATTGATGTGCGCTTTGCTGACAGCGCGCTGGTGACCCAAGCCATTGACGGCGCACCTTGCGAGTTGGAGTTCAGCTACAGCCTTGGGGCCAGTGCCAGCCTCAGCTTTACAGCCCATGCGGTCTATCTGCCCCGGCCCCGGATCGAGATCCAAGGGCCGCAGGGCATTCAGGCCTCGTTTGATTGGCAGGCGGCGAAGGGGACAACGCCTGCACGGCTTTGCACTGTTGTGCTCACCAATGCGGTGAGCAGTTACATATGAGCCGGCATAAAGGCGATTAGGCCTACCGATCCACCCTGATCGGCATTGGTGGTCTTTTGCGGTCGTTCAGCCTCATCGTACTCTGTCCAGATGCTGATAGGCTTTGCATCTTCAAAATATCCCGATCGTTGTAGCGACCCATCGCGGCGAAACCATTCCCAATAGCCGCAGGGCAGACCATGGCGGGTAAAGCCACGGGCAGCGATTGTGCCATCGTCGCGAATGGTTTCGCTGATACTCCGCTCGATCGCATCCAGTCTCATGGCCAAGTCTCCGCAAGTTCTTATTAACCAAGAAATGTTCTTTCTTTGTCCCCAAAAAAAGGCAACCCTATGCTCGTGCTCTCCCTCACATCTACCCCGACGTGGTGCAACCTCATCACAGGTGTTCGGGTCCAGCTGCGCCCGCTGACCACCTCGCTGATGGTGGCCGCGCGCGCGGACCCTGCGATCCAAGACCTTGCCACTGGTGCCAGTGATGATGAACGCGCGGTGGCCTTTGCCAAAGCGCTGGCCCGCTTGGCCATTCTCGATTGGGAGGGGGTGGGCGACGCGGACGGCGTGCCACTTCCACCTTCTGAGGCTGCCATTGATGCCCTGCTGGATCTCTGGCCGGTGTTCGAGGCGTTTCAGACCCAATATGTTGCCAAAGGCCTGTTGATTGATGCAGAAAAAAACGGCTTTGCGCCCTTGCCGAGTGGTCCTTCGGCGGGGGTGACGCCTATTGCGCCGCCTGTGAGCAAGACTGCCTCGACTGCCCCAGCCGCGTAAACGCACCGCAGACCTTTGAAGGCTGGCAGGTTTGGGACCTGGTGCAGCGCTTGGGCGGACAGCTTCGTTTGGCGCAAGGGGCGTCAGGCAATGCGGTGATTGGCTGGGACATGGGGGCAGCCTTTGCTCTGGCCTCTGCGCTCGGGCTTTCGCCGCTGGCTGTAGCCGAGATGTTACCGGCTGTTGAGGCGGTAATGGTTCAGAAACTTAACGAGAGGATGGAACAAGGGCTATGACCGAAAAACGTGTCTCTGTGCGCCTCTCGGCCAGCGGCGGGCGGCAAGTGCGCGCCGAGCTGGAAGGTGTGGGCGATGCAGGCAGCCGCAGCTTTGGCCGGCTGAGCCGAGAGATGGATCTGGCCAATGCGCGGCTTGCAGCCTTATCGCGGCGGGCAGCCCTTGCAGCGGGTGCTATGGCTGCGGCCACAGTGGTGGCGGGGGTCGCCATGATCCGCTCTGGCCTGCAAACCGTCGATGCGCAGGCCAAAATGGCGCAATCTCTGGGCACCACAGTGGAAAGCCTGCAAGTGCTGGACCGGGCCGCTGATCTCTCGGGCGTCTCGATGGGCAATGTCGAGCAGGCCACGGTGCAGCTGACACGGCGTCTGAGCCAGGCAGCCGCAGGTGCTGGACCTGCCGTCAAAGCGCTTGACCGCCTTGGTCTGTCAGTCCAAGCGCTGCAAAGCCTACCGCTTGATCAGCGTATTGCCTTGATCCAGGATCGGCTGGCGGAGTTTGTGCCCGAGGCAGAGCGCGCGGCGGTGGCCTCACAGCTCTTTGGCGACCGTGCCGCCTTGGTGTTTACACGCATTGATACCGCCACGCTGCGCCAAGCCACCGCTGATGTGAATGATTTTGGCATTGTTGTCTCCGAGCAGGACGCAGACCAGATTGAGCGCACCAATGATGCGCTCTCGCGCCTCGGGCTGATCTGGCGGGGTGTGTCAAACCAGCTGGCGGTGGCTGCGGCCCCGGCCCTTGAGGCGGTGGCCAACGCACTGGCGGCGGTATCCAAGACCACGGGACCGCTGGGCCAAGCGATTGCGGGTGTTTTTGACAATCTTGGACGGCTTGGTGCCTATGCGGCAACCTTTGCGGCCTTCTTTGCGGGACGCTGGGTTGGCGCAATGGCGATAGCGGCGCTGTCGGTGCGCGGGCTTGCCACAGCCCTTGTGGTCGTGCGGGGCGCGCTGATCCGCACCGGTATTGGCGCGCTGATCGTGGGGGCGGGTGAGTTGGTCTATTGGTTCACCCGGCTTGTTGCAGGTGCTGGAGGCTTTGGCGCCGCGATGGGCCTTTTGAACGACGTCGCGGTCGAGGTCTGGGGCCGGATCAAAATGGCCGCCAGCTCGGCTGGGGCCGCGGCCACCGCGATGTTCTACGATCTGAAAGCGGATGCGGCCATGGGCATGGCGTCCGCAATTGAAAGCGTGGTGGGGTTTGGCAATGCGACAGCCAACACCTTTGAAGGCGCTCTTCTGGCCGTGAAAGAGATCTGGTCGCGCCTGCCCAGCGTGATTGGCGATCTGGTGTTCACTGCGGCCAACCGCATGCTCGACGGCATTGAGGCAATGCTGAATGGGGCCCTCGGGCGGATTGACGCTTTTACCGGCAAAATCCGGGATGCGCTGGCAGCCGTCGGAATTGAGACCGCCTTTGGCCAGATTGGCGAGATCAGCCTTGGCGATATTACAAACCCTTTCGCAGGGGCCTCAGCCGAGGCGGGCACTGCGGCGGCCGAAGCGTTCCAGCGCGCCTTTGCCAAAAACCCCCTCACCGGCCCTGATCTTGGTCTCAGCGGCCTTGCCACTGACGCGCTTGCGACCGCGAACGGCTACCGCCAGGCCGCGAGCGATCTTGCCGCAGGGGCCACAGCGCCGCTTGCAAGTTGGCAGGCGCTCAAAGATGCCGTAAGCGGCAGTGGTGCTGCGGGGGCTGATGCGCTTGATGATGCACAGGCGTCGGCCTCAGGCGTTGCGGAGGCCTTGGACAGTGCCACAAACGCGGCCAACTCTGCAGGTGGGGCGGTTAAGGCCGCCGCTGAAGTGGCCAAAACTGGTTGGGCGGCCGTCTCACAATCCTTGGCGGAGTATTCCAAGCAGGCGATGGACTGGGGCAAGGGCCTTGGCAGCACTTTGGTCAGCGGCTTTCAATCGGCTGAAACTGCGTTCAAGCAATTCATCACCACTGGCAAGTTCGACTTCAAGTCCTTGGTGTCTTCCATCCTTGCTGATTTGGCCACGCTGGCGTTCAAGCGCGCGATTCTGGGCCCGATCGCCAACGCGCTGTCGGGGGTCTTTGGGGGTGGAGATATATTTGGCTCGGTTTTGCATGCAGGCGGCATGGTCGGGACTGGCGGAACCAGCCGCAGGGTTCCCGCGCTGGCCTTTGCAGCAGCATCGCGGATGCATGCTGGAGGCTGGGCGGGCCTGAAACCCGATGAGGTGCCCGCGATTTTGCAACGCGGCGAGCGGGTGTTGAGCCGCAGGCAGGCAGCGGGCTATGGCGCAGGCGGTGCTGCATCCAATATGTCGATCTCAATTGACGCGCGCGGCGCACAAATCGGCGTGGCCGAACAGATTGAGGCGCGCCTGCGCGCGGCTCTGCCCGAAATCGCGCGCATCGCCAAGCAAAGCGTCGCGGATGGGCGGCGGCGGGGTCAGGCGATATGACAATTGCAGTGTTGCCGCTGGTGCTGGTGTCCGCACTTGAGCGGCGTCTGGTCACTTCCGTGGCCGAGGCACGCTCACCCTTTACCGGCACGTCGCAAATCCAGGACTGGGGTGCATCATGGTGGGAGTACCAGATTGAGATGGCGGTAACGCAAGGCGCCAATGGGCGCAGGTTGTCTGCGTTCTTTGCCGCTTTGGGCGGTTTGCGGGGGCGGTTTCTGTTTCCTGACCCAACGATCGAAGTGCTGGCGGGGGTGGGCAATCCTTATGTCACCGAGACGCAGGCGGCGGGTGCTTTGAGCCTGCGCACCGCTGGCTGGGGACTTGGTCTGCGCGCGGGGGATT